ATCACGCACCATGGAAGCCTTTTTCAGTTTATTGAAAAACAATCTAATCTATTAACCAATAACTAAAACCATAAAATTATAAATACTAACTAACGTAACCTTTAGACTTCACCCCTGACGCCTCAGGCGGGAACGTAAGTATATGATGTATATTATCAATGATAGGATTATCCAAGGCCCGATGTTAAGCACAGCTCGCTGGTAGAGCGACAGTTGCTTCTCGATGTGCTTATACACATACTTGGTACGGCAGATGGTACGGAAATAACGCAAGCGTACATGCTTTACGGGCACCATTTCGGTTTTCTGCAGCTGCTGTGGTTTGTTGGCCAGCGAGTGGTGGAGGTATGGCACGCCATCCACCCAATGGATGCTGGCATCGCTCTGAGCAAACATGGTTTCGAGGTGGCTGGTGCTGTCGCGTGTTTCGCGTTCTGCAGTCTGAGCCGGAACTTCAACCGTTACTGTTACAGGTACGTACACAATACTCTCTGTGCGCTCGTAGCTGGCGCTATCGTGGGTATCAGTACGCTCGATAATCTTCTGCGATCTGCAGCCATGCAGACAGGCCAATATCGCCACAACTATAAGAGCGCCTATACACCAGGCAACAATACGCATGCTGTCGCCGCTACGCTGCAGTTTGTCATCATAATAATCGCTCATAAGCCAAACTCTTTTTTGAAACGTCTGTAATAAAACAATCTCTGGGCTATGCCGTTCTGGCCACCGTTAACCTTCTTAGTGATTCGACGAACGATATCTTCGCCCATCTTACCGCCATCATCCAGATCGGCCAGCTCGTTAAGCTTATGGTTCTGCCAGAACCACATAGAGGCCATCTGGTTAAGCGGGAACTCGGCCACCTTACCAGGTTCTTTCACCACATCAACGGTACAGAGGTCGGACGCAGCAAAAGCTTTATAGTTAGCCAGGCCTGTAAGCTGGATATAGCCCCTACCCTTGTACTTCTGGCCATCGCCATCCTTCTCAGGTGTGTTACCAAGGGCTATGGCTTTAGCGCCGGTATCGTAAGCAGCACCGCTGGCCAGCTCGGTAGTATATCGCAGGCAGGCACTCTCATGCATCACCTGAGCCAGGTAATGAACCACGCGCTTGGTATTGTTGATACCATAGGGAATGGCCCACATATTGAACGAGGCTACAAACTCGTCGATAACTGCTACAGGTGGCACGCTGCAGCCCACCAGAGCTCGCATAATCTGCTGTCGGTTTATCTGCATAGCTTAATCCTCCATGTTTTGTTCCGGATCGTGCTGCATGGCATTCTCCTTGTTCTTAATGTACTCGCCTTTTTCGTTGTAATCCTTCAGGCGCTTCAGCAACCAGATAGGACACCAGGGAAAGATTGCGTTACTGTTCTCGATGATGCTAATGGCTTCGCGTAACAACATGGCCCAGCAGATGTATTCGCCAAACAAAGTGGTAGCTTCTACGGTGTGGCCGTTGACTGTTGAATAGGTAAGGAGGTTTGACAGGATCAACAGAGCTATGTAAACGAATGCTTTCTTAGCGAGCTTCTGCCAGAATTCCTCGCTGTTAAAGTCGCATAGAATCCAGTGCTTCACCATCGATACGAAGGTGTCTATCAGCACAGCAACAACAATCCATTTCACAAACTCCCAATCCTGGTACATGTACTTCAGGATACTACCAACTATAGTAAGAGGCAGCGCAGCAACTGACGCAATAACTGTTTTTGTATACATGATCTTTAAAATTTGACTACGCAAATGTACATATAATATGTACACGCGTAAAGGACACACCAGGGGTGTTACTGCTGCTGTTGCTCTATAGCGTCATCGATGATGGTACGTGCTGAGTGCTCTCGACTTGTGCCACTTGTATTTTTCCATGCCTGCCACGTCGCCTTTTGCTTGCGCCTCGCTATAACGCTTCATCACATCAGAGTGCCCCCACCACAAATCAGCAAAGATAAGTACAGCCGACAATATAATCATATATCGCAATTCAAAAGCTACCGATACCATCTCGCCACCAAAGATAGCTAATGTAAAGCCGTTCTTTCCTATATTTGAATCTATACTATTCAGTCTTTTGGGTATAGGGCAGGGAACTATCCCCGCCCCTCTTGTTATCTAATCCTCACTTCTTCTTACCCTTCTTAGGCTCTTCCTCGGCAGGTGCTGTATCAGCAACCTCGCAGACAATATCAGAGATAGCTATGACTTGTGCCATCTTCCAGTCTGTGTTACTTGCCATCAGCTTACAGATAGCATCCTCAGACAGTGGCTCAAACGACAGCTCAACCTCCTTTTTGGCAAACTCTTCAACAGCCTTGCCGACCAGCTCGTTGTACTTTTTGAACTCCTTGATGAAAGCGTCGTACTCAGCCGCACCGATTGGCGACTTGCTCATATCATCGTTAGTGCGCATCAGATTCTCGTACTCCTGTGCCTTTGGCAGCAGAATATCGAAGTCCTTAATGTCAGCCTTGAACTTCTCAGCCGCATCCTTGTTATCTTCCTCAAACTTGGTAGCGATAGGCTTCAAGGCACGGGTAATCTTCCATACCTTAATCTTATCGGCATCTTCCATTGAACCATACTTAGCGTTGTTGAGAATGTTGTAGGCAGTTAAAGCCTCGCTTGTCTTAATTACTTTCTTCATAATCTTACTTTATTTAAACGTTTAATAATTAATAAATATATTTACTGTCTGATTATGCAATCAGATACGAAAATCCGTAATTTGCAAATCATCTGATATTATTTTTTTTACTTTTTGCTTAACTTTTATTTTTATATGATACTTTCGACATATACGCAACTTGTGTTTCTGTGAGTTTACGGCCGTCAAACATTGCTTGCGAACATTGTAGTAACAATAGTGCCACCATTCCAAATCGACCATACGGATTAACTCAAACATCTTGTAGTAATCTGTTCGGTTCTTTAATTGCCCAAGATAACTGTTGAACATTGACAGAAAATTCTCTAAGTCACGCTCCTTATCTTTGCATCGGTTGAACTCTTTTATCTTCTCCTTACATCTTGCTATCGTTTTAGCATTTAGATGGATTCGGTTTGGTCTTATATGACTACCCAAGAACTCTAACCCGTGTTGGTAAGGTTGGTCATAGAATTTCTTTTCGTTCAATCTGATACCCTTTGCTGCCAAACGTTTGCGTAGTTCAGGGAATAGGCTTAACGCATATTGGTGTAGCCGTTCTGGCACCACCATAACACAATCATCCATAAATAACGTAGCCCTGATACCACACTCATCATTAAGCCATCGTATCTCATCGTTAATGTATAACCCCATTGCCTTTTGGCTGGGTAACCTACCTATAGGTGCTCCAACACCCTCTGGCTTTTGCAAAATACTCTTTTCGGGCTTGATATGTTCTGCCCAAAAATGTTTAGGGGTTCTGTACTCGCAGTGTGCCGCAGGATTACATTGTATCGTTATCATAGCCAGCCAACGCAGGTAATCGGCAAAACCATCACCGTGACCCGCATCCAATTCTTCTCTGTTAGCCTCGATAACATCCGCAAAATACATCTCCATGTTATCCCAAAGCGCATTTGGGAAAAAGCCACTCAAATCCCACTTGATGATTCGACACGGCTCTGTAAAACCCCAGCTAACCTCATAGATATCTTCTATCACCTGATTAATAGCCGCTTGACAGCCTTTATCAATACGGTTATTAAACGTTCTTTCATGCAACACCTTTTCAAAATACGGCTCCAGCGGGTCGCACAACTCATGGTCTGCCATGCGACCGCTGAAATCCGTTGCCAAAATCTCTCTCCATGTAGGGATGGAAGCGAGGAAAGTGTTATGACAATCAACGCGAAATGTTTTATCGAAACGTGATTGTAGGTCACGGAACGTAGCCGTAGCCCAGTGTATTTCGTGGGCTATGCTATCATGTCCGTAACGCTTGTTCTTTCGCGTGTCATCCATCAACGCTAAGAACTTTCCGTATCTTTCAGATTTCTCTTTCAATGTCATATAACTAACTCTTTCTTTATTCGTATAATATACAAGTAGAGTAAATTCGCAACTGCCTGAACCAGCCTCGTGTTCGTACAGTTGTTGTTGTTCAAGTTGCCGTTGTTGCCGTTGAAATTCCAAGCGTTCTTATCGCTGTAACGCTGGGCAAACCATCGGTTCGAACCTATTCGAGTACATAATGAAGTTGCTATAAATGATAGCCGTACTCCCTTTTACTTCTACCTTGATACTGATAACGACCTTTTGCATCATTCCTATCAACCCGTGATAACTTGTGCGACCTGCCGTTACACCTGATACTTTAAGTCGAAGCAAGCGTATGCCTTGTAGCACTTCGCCATTTGCCTACACTTTCCTCTATCCTCTCCATCTTTTCTGCCATCAGGTATAAATCCTGATTGGTAGCTATTCTAAAGGCTCTCACTAAATCAAACGTTGCCATCATAACACCATAATCACCAATCATCTTACGTATATTCTCCGAACGCACCTCTTGACAATAGTAAGCGATGCAGAAATGCCGTATTAGCGAGTAACACGCATCTTTGAACTCCTTTGCACACCCATCAACTCGCTCTATCTTTGGCATACGTTGATAAATTGGGTGGTATAGTTTTAACAACATTTTTACATCGACCAAAATCGAATTTTTATCACGTTTGGCTTTATTTGAGCCTCTTTCTTTCATATTACAAGTAATTAATTTGGAAGGTTAAATATTCCCCCGCACCCGCAGCATAGCTGACGGGCGCAGAGGGGTTAATAATTAAACAGTCAAACGCGCAACTGCCTGAACCAGCCTCGCGTTCGCACAGTAGTTGCCGGTCAAGATGCCGTCGGTGCCGTAGAAAAACCAAGCGCCCTTACCGCTGCAACGCTGGGCAAACCATCGGTGCGAACTGTTATCAGGCACAGCACCACCAAACTTTGTCATCGTTGCCGCAACCTTTGTCAGTACCCTATCTCGCATAAGGGCTGTTCCTTCGTAAACTCCAGGCATATACCAATCGCCAGCAGCTATACCATCGACACCATAGTCAACAGCAGCACAGTGCTGGAAACCAGGATGTTCAGCATCGTTATACTGATAGGTGATAACCTTACCACTCGGCAAACCAAAACAGCCATACTCTTGCGGGAACTTTACTCCCATTCCCTCACCGATATAGCTTTCGTAGCTCGCATACGTCTGCCGTAACAGCTTACAGTATTCAGATGTTTCAAACGCCGTACGATTCACGGGGTCACTATTAGTTGTGGCGGGCACGGGTTCATTGGCTGATGGTGTACGGCCATTACTTCCCCAGTAAGCCACACCTCTTGCTGTGTTCATGATACCACGATAGTTAGCTATCGAGCCATCTTTACGCAGGTAGGTGTTATTACTTGCACCATCGGCTGTGTTTTCTGTCTTGTATTGCAGATTCACAGCGGTCTTATCGAGGATATACACCTCATGCCCGTCACGATGTAACACCGTACTAACAAAGGTTCCACCACTCGGAGCGGACTCCGAGTAGCGAACCCACGTTTTTACTCCCGACACCAAAAACAAGGCATCGCCTACGTTTGGCAGTCTGTCGAAAACCTTTATTACTGCCATAGCCGATTACTCATTAACGGGTGTGATATCTTCCATCACGGCTGCATCGACATCACCGATAAGCCCCCACATTACAGAAGCTATCTCCGTCGAAAGTGGTGAAACCGAATACTGGTTCTTTCCATCAGCACCCTTGGTGTCAACGAGGTTAAAGTTGCAGATATAAGCACCCTGCTTACCCTGCTCATCCTTGGCAAAGATAGTACCGTTGTGGCTTGCAAGCTGCCCCTCTGCATTGGTCTCATACGAACCATTCACGATGTGCTCACCTGTAGAAGCATTGTACTCTTTACGTGTTGTCTGCTTTGTTACATCAAAATCCAAATTTTCCATAATTCTTAATTTTTAAATTGTTAAACTTAATATTATAAGCTGATACGCATTTTTCTGCGAAATCAATAAATTTTATGTGTTATTTTTTTCTTATTTTTTTAACACTTGTTTAAACTCTTCCACCCGCAAGCATTACACCGATAGACACCTTCATAGGTGACGATGTATTATTGCCGTTATTCTGATTAACGTAGATATATGCGTTACCATTCTTTGCCTGCTCAATGGCAGTACTCATATTCATACGCTTTTCAGATGCAGTGCCAGTACCAAACGCTGTATAAGTAAGGAAAGTACCACTACTACCACCATAATAGTGTGGGTTATTGCTTGAACCACTATACGTAAACGTTTCTGTCTGTGTTGTAAAACCGCTATAGGTTATACTACCAAGCATCATCGTTATTGTGTTTGTACGTGATACCGAACCGACACTTTTGCCTGCTGTTGATACAATCTGTATATTCAGAGTTGTGTTATCAAAGTCTATGATAGTCTGTGCTGTATCTGTGTAGGCAATACGGAATACAGCATAAACAGACATCCATTCCTTTGTAGCAGTCCGAGGAGTGACCGTGATGGTTTGGGGCGCAAATGTTGGCAAAGGCAGAACAACAAAGGTCTGTGTCGCAGGTGTATTCGTATTATCCAAACTGCCACTCGGATTGTTAGCGTAGTTTGAACTGTACATAATACAAGGATATAACTTGTACGTGCCTGTAGATGCTGGTGCTGTTAATTTGATTTCTCCCCAAGAATGGGTCTCGCCATCCACAAGCTCCGCATCCTGCCCTATAGGTACTTTGCTCGTTATCTCTCCAAGCTTATCGTTGCCACTATAGCAGATAACACCAAAGTACCATATCTTATTAGATGCTGAGTTCGCAAATATATCATTAAGACTAAGGATATATCTGTTTGATACGGTGTTAGCTTGTATCGTTATAGAGAACTTCTGACTTGGTGGCACTTCACTTGGGCAAGAAAAGCCCTCTAACATTGGTGTAGCTCTATGTGCATAACTCGCAAAGTCGTGTAGTCGATACGGACTTGCAACACCACCCGTAGGTGCGTCCCAATCCCAACCACCATTTCCGTTATCAACAGCGGACTTAAAAGCGTCTCTATCATTATCGTAGCAGTTAATAATCATACCACAAGTGTACTGAGGTCTGCGAGCACCAGTACGGGCTTGACCTTTCCACCAAGTAGCGGTTGTTAACCACGTATTGTTTGTGTAGTCCCACTGACCCGTGATAGTATCTATTACAGACAACTTCAAAGGCTTGTATTTCGACCACTTATTAACCATAGTGTCCTTACAAGCTGCTGCAACGTCCGTATGCGAACGGCCTAATACACTATTTACATCACCAAGACTTACGGGTGCTGTAATCTGTCCATTACTATTAGCCATACTATTCCTCCTTTTTGTTTAAGCAAGAAAAACCATCTACCATAAGGTTGCCTTTAAGCCGATAGCTGTTTGTCTTTTCGTCAAAAACAAACGGATTCTCGGTTTTCTCAACAACCTTAGTTTCCTTAATCACTTCCTTACGTTTCAGCCCTGCGGCTACCAAAGCAATGATAGATGCTGCGAGGGCAATAATTGAAAATACTAATTCCATATTCTACTCCTTTCCTAAGAATTTGATGTCACACCATAGGCAAATACATACACGTCTTTGTTGTTTATAGACAAAGAGCGAATATCTATATCACCATCAACAACCAAGTCAAACTCCATTTCTGGTTGACCTTCGTAGATTCTAAGGCTGTCACCACTCATAGCTGATATACAACCGCTTGCTATTACATTACCTTTTATCAATACTTTCATAATCGTACCTCCTATATTTCCATGTCGTTATTAACTTTCATAATTATGCTGCTTTAAATTTTGCTAATTCCTCTTGCAGAGAGTTGATAAGCTGTTCTTGCTCACCATTCTCTTTCTCCAAAGCCGATACACGGGTTTCAAGCAAAGCAATCTTTTCCTCGTGGGTCATTACCTTGCGGGCTACCGTGATAGTACTTATCAGGGCTGCAACACCGTACTGCAAAGAATAATAGCCGTCAAATTCTTCATCTACGAACTCTTTTGCAACATTCATCCAGTACTGAGCCGTAGAACCTATATGCACTTTCTTGTCTCCGTAGCCCTCTTTACTCCATAGATAACGGATAATCGGCGCGTTGGCTATCTGTTCAACACCGAATGTCGGATTGCTTAGTATAGTCTTTAAGCGGACATCAGACATTGATACATTCTGTACGCGCTGCCATGCGTTCCAACTACCACTTAGCGAGGTTCGATAGAACATACTGTTCGGATAACTCGAATCATCACCATTAGGTAATGCTATCTGTGTTGAGAAATCGGTTGATGTGTTGCCGTAAGCATTTCGGTACGGCAGCGAAAGTACAACTCCGTATTGCGCACCAAATGGCAAATTACTGCTACCTGCTGATAACTCATATAAACCAGCATCATATATATTATTGGCGTTATAAACATCATTAGTAGAAGTGACTTTCATGTATTCATCACCTCCGCTTTCTTGTCCTGCACCTAATGCAGAAACGCCACCTGTTGCGTAGAAATTGGCAGCAGTACCATCGGACTTAACGACCTTGATTGCATTATTGGTAGAATCATATTGTAATTCAATATAACCAATCTGTACTTTATCAGCTTTGATATTGCCATTGAATTTCCATATCTGTTTATAATCATTAACCCAAGCACCTTCGCTGCCACAAGCAGAAAAGTATATAGTGTCAGCTTCTCCATTTGCACCTATTCCAGTCCAATTACTGCCAGATTTGTCAAAAATAAAAGCTGCTGCATTACCATGTTGTTGGCTATAGTTATACCCGACTATAGGAGCATTGACTTGCAGCTTACCCGTCATTGTCCCGCCACTCAAAGGCAGATAGTTCACAAGCGAGTTGTACGCGCTCTCTCCATGACTTATGTATGTCTGATAGGTAGAACTGATAGAGATAGTGCCCGATGATGTGATTGTTCCACCCGTAAGTCCTGTGCCCGTAGCAACACTTGTCACACCACTTGATGTGACATATCCGCTATCATTGGTAAACTGACTAAGTTTTGTTGGGTGTGATGTTACGTTAGCCCAAGCGACACTACCTGCACTATTGGCATAATTTACCGATGCACTACTATACGGAGTACAAGCCGTAAAGCCGTTACCTGTCCAATATACAGGTGTCGTGTCATTACCTGCTGCCGATGGTTTATTACCTACATTGCCCCACGAAACACCATTTGCTGTGCCTGCCGTGGTGGCATAGCTTACACTCTGATTTCCGATGTTGCCCGTTGTTATCGCATCCGTGATACCATAACCAGCAACCGTAGTAGGCTTACCGCTGGTTATCTTGCTCCACGATAGATTTGGGATGTCAGCAGCCGTAAGCGTAATTCCAAATCCCGTCAGCGTATCGGGTCTGTCCTGTATGTCAAACCAGCTATGCTCATGTGTTAAATCGATATCATCAGAACTGCCGTTATTATAACCGAACCTTACCACACCATCAAGCACCTTAGACAGCGACACAACACTGTTCGGTATGCTTGCACTTGTGATATAGCCCTGCTGCCCTACCCACGTACGTGTAGCCATGTCTGTTATATCCACGGTACGAACATACCCGTTGGCAGTTAGATAGTTACCCATAGCACCACTGATGTAACTTAGGTCGATGAACCTGCCACCCGTTGCCGTCGATGCAAGTAGTTCCCATGTCACGTCACCTGCACCCGCAGAGCCGTCCTCGCCTTGACCCAAGGCTGACACACCGCCATTGGCATAGAAGTTGGCTACACCTGTTCCGTCTGCGTTCTTGCTAACACGGATAGCGTTATTCGCTGAATCATACGTAAGATAGATATCGCCAATTTTCAGAGCACCGCTCATTGTAATATTGGCCACATAACTGAGCGAGGCGTTTGCGCCTGACACACCGATAGATGTAGGCACGCCGCCCGAAGTCCAATAGGTGTTTCCGAAGAGCGTTTTTGATACTGTTGATAGCTTACTTGCAGTGGTAGCGGTTGTGGCACTTCCAGCACTTGTAGCATAATTGACCGATTGCGAACCGATATTTGCTGTAGTTATAACCCTATTTCCATTTTCGTAGAGTGTTGTAGCATTCGCAGACCCGCTTACGTCCAATTCGTAAGTGGGGTTTTTAGTACCTATACCGACCCTACCGCTTGGAAGGAAAGAAACCCAAGGAGAACTAAAATTATCACCGATAAAGAGATATGTAAGCGTATCTCCAGAACCGTTATATCCGAACGCACCAAGAGTTGTGGAACCATCATTGCTTGTTGCAAAAAGCCCTCCAGCCCAACCACCTGTACCAGCGCGAAACTCGAATAAGCCACCTTTTGATATTCTCACTTGTCTGCCGCTGTCACCTGCATTAAATACTATAGTGTCTCCTATATCTGCAGTTCCGTCAAAATCATTACCCCAAAGTTTTATTGTATTTTTTAACTTTGTTGCAGATGCCGAATTACCAGTTATGCTTGCGCTACTTGTGATATAGCCACTGTCATTTGTGAGCTGTGAAACCTTAGTCGGTACTGTTGGATAAGCGGGAAGGCTGATAACACCTCCAGTAGGTGTGTAAGCTGTAGTTCCTATCTTTACTTGTGTTACACCATCAGCAATGCCATACCCTGCTATCGTTGTAGGCTTTCCTGTGGTAATCTTTGACCAATCAAGACTAGGAATATCACTCGCTGCAATGGTGATACCAAAACCAGTAAGGGTATCAGGTCGGTCTTGGATATCAAACCAACTATGCTGGTGGGTGAAATCGAGGTATGTATCCTCAACACCGTGTCCGCTCAACTTGATAGTACCATCCGCAACCAAAGCTGCCGCATTAAAGTACGTCAGCGCACCGATAGCAGCAGTTACGCTTGCGCTTGTGGCATAACCTTGACCTGTTACCCACGTCTGCGTTGCATAATTCTGATTAGTAACCCAACTCTGCGTTGCATAACCACTAAGAGCCTGTGTCAAGTACGATATGTGGATGGTTCTGCCATCTGTAGCCTGCGAAGCTAATAAAGTCCACGTTACATCGCCTACGCCCGATTGACCGTCATCGCCCTGCCCAAGAGCACTAAGGAACTTTTCGGTATAAAGACCGTAATTAGCCTTGATGATATACGGGTCGGCACTCGTTCCGCTTCCCTCTCGTGTAAACAACGAATAAAGCAGGTCTATCTTATTCTTTAACGTAGTGGTAAAACCCTCGTACCCACTCGCATAACTGACAGTCAAAGTACCAGTCTTACTGATAGGTGAACCACTAACACTGAAACCTGTAGGCACAGACATCGCAACGCTTGTAACAGGAGTAATTGCATTTGCTCCCAACGTAATAACACCGTCCACTATCTTCGCATCGGTTATTCCATATCCTGCAATTGTTGTAGGTACGCCCGTGAGTGCCGACCATGCCCAAGATGTCGGAAAATCCGAAATCTTGCTCTTTGTCAATGTAGGAATATCGGCAGCTACCAAAGAACGGAACGTTGCTACACCGTTCGAGCCGTTTGGTGCAGCGAGAACCGTGTTTGCTGTGTGGCTATCCGTATTACTATAGTAGTTCGTTGGATAAGCAGGTAATGTTACTATACCGCTTGCGGGTGCATAAGAGTTCGTGCCAATTTTTACACTCGTTACAGCATCGGTGATACCATAACCGCTAATCGTGGTTGGTTTACCGCTTGTGATTTTACCCCAAGGAAGATTTGGAATATCATCGGCAGTCAGAACGATACCATAGCCTTCTGCTGTTGTTGGTCTATCCAATAACTCTAAGAAACTATGCTCGTGCGAGAAGTCAGCAATCGTGGTTGTGTCATCCTGCCATGTAAAGGTAAGCCCGTCGTTTGAAGCACTGATAGCCTTAACCCTTGCTAATGCATTAACCTCTGTCTTTGTATAAACCTCGCTCTTGGTGTAGTAATTTGATAAAGAAGCCTGTTTAAGATAATCCTGCTGCCCTACCCACGTCTTAGTTGCCATATCGCTAATGGCAGACGATTGAATATAACTGTTAGATGTCAGATAGCTTGCTAAAGCCGACGATATGTATGACAAATGAATAGTTCTACCGCCCGTAGCTGATGCAGCTAACAAATCCCACGTTACGTCGCCAACTCCAGATTGTCCATCATCACCTTGTCCGAGAGCAGAAACAAAACTCGGAGAATAGAAACCACGATGTTTTATTGTACCATTCTCAGTATAGTCCTTTGTCTTTACATTCCCACTACTATCAACCTCAAACCAACTGAACAGGGAGTTAATCTTATTTTTCAGCTCCGTAGTAAAACCTTCATAACCACTCGCGTAAGATAACGCAAGTGTACCTGCTTTAGAGATGGGAGAACCACTTATACTAAATCCTGATGGTACAGTCATAGCAACACTTGTTATCGGAGTGATATTTACCGCACCAAGAGTTATTACGCCATCAACGATTTTGGCATCCGTAATACCATAGCCTGCTATCGTGGTTGGTTTACCCGTGATAGCAGTCCACGCCCATGTTGTAGGCTTATTAATAATATTTGACCAATCCCAAGTTGTAGGGAAGTCGGATATTTTGCTTTTTGTGAGAGTGGGAATATCAGCGGCTACCAATGCACGAAATGTTGCCGCTCCGCTTGCGCCATTTGGTGCAGCGAGAACGGTGTTAGCAGCTCTACTATCAGTTGTGATATAGTAAGTCGGTAGAGTTATTGTTCCGTCTGTCGAAGTGTACGATGTTGTACCAACCATTATGCTTTTTACCGCATCTGTAATTCCATATCCTGCAATAGTAGTAGGTCTATCAAGAAGCTCTAAAAAACTATGCTCGTGGCTTAAATCAAGTATAGTGCTATTATTTTTGTTAGTTGTGAGCGTAACAACACCATCACCTCCAGTAACAGCTGAAAGAAACTCTAATGCATTGAGTTGCGTTGTGGTTGCATACCCCTTACCCTCAACCCATGTTTGAGTTGCGTAATTCAGACTTGTTACCCACGATGTAGTAGCGTAGCTGCTTAAAATATCGGCTATGTATGACCGATGGATAGTTCTATTATTCGTTGCCTGTTGAGCTAATAAAGTCCACGTTACATCACCTTGACCGCCGCCCCCGCTATCTGAGCCTTGTCCGAGTGCGCTAATGAAACTTGGGCTATAGAAGCCACGGTGCTTTGTCTCGTTATTCTCCGTGTAGTCCTTTGTCTTGATGTTGCCGTTTGCATCCACCTCGAACCAGCTAAACAAAGCGTTAATCTTGTTTTTTAAATCGGTGGTGAATCCCTCATATCCGCTTGCGAAATCGATAGCCAGTGTACCGCTATCCGTTATCGGCGTGCCGCTTACTGAGAATCCAGCAGGGACAGACAACCCAACGCTAACGACCGTTCCTCGGTATGTCTCACTGATAAGAGGTGTAATCGAATTACCACCCAGCGTTATTACTCCATTTTCTATCTTCGCATCGGTGATACCATAGCCAGCGATACTATTCGGTGTACCCGTAATAGCCGACCAAGCCCACGTAGCAGGGAAGTCCGAAATCTTACTCTTTGTAAGCATCGGAATATCATCAACTGTCAGCGTTATGCCATAACCTGCTATAGTATCTGGTCGGTCTAATAACTCCAAGAAACTGTGCTCGTGGCTCAAATCCACATAATACTCCGTTGACTTGTTGGTTGTCAGCTTTAGCACTCCATTACCGCCCGTCACTTGGTTAATAAACTCCAACGCATTGAGTTGTGTTGACGTTGCATATCCTGTAAGTATTGTTGAGAGATTGTCGGAAGTAATGTAGTTTGATAGGGCCGTTGTAATGTGCGAGATATTAATCTGCTCATTAGTGTTATCTAACAAAGCATCCCACACTACGCTCATATCAACACCTACCTCTATCTGCTTATTCTCCCATTTGTTGAGAGTTGCGTTATATACGAGTGCATCACCATTTGTAAGTGTACCAAATTGCACATCGTTGAGCTGTGCCAAAGTGGTATAGCTTGTTGTACCATCGTCACCTTGACCGAGAGCCGAGATATATTTCTTAGTCCAAAAGCCAAACATTGCCTCGATGTTGAGGTTGGTTTTGTCTGTTGGAAGAGTGCCGTTTACATCAATTTTGTTGCCCGCACTTTCCGTACCATTATACAGACGGAATATGTTATCGAAGAACGTTGTAGTTACAAAGTTCTGATTAACCCAATTCTTCGTTGCTACCTCTTGCTTGTTGGCATTAGAAGTGCCGATATACAGACTCTCAAAAGGTACTTGTGGAGTGATGTACAAAGCAGTTGTGCTACCGCTTCCTGTAGTTCCAAAAGTAAAGGCAGAATTGAACGTAGCAAGCTCGTTGAGGATATTCTTGTTGTTGCTGTCCGAAAGTGTGGTGATATTCTTGATAACAAGCTGTCCTTGCTCGTTCCATGTGATATTTCCATTAGCGCGATAACCGCTACCATCAAATCTATCAATACCTTTTGCCCAACGTAAAGTAGGCCAACCTGTTTCAACGCCCGTCTGAGGGTCAACAGTGCCTATCTGTTCGGGTGTAAGCATTTCCTTGTCAAGCATACCGCCACCATACCATGCAGCCATACCACCACCAAGCGTATTAGCATCATACTGACCACTGATACCCGCCCAAGTAGTGTAGCTACTAATATCACTCTTATCGCCTGTTCCATTGTATTGGCGCATACCAATCAAAGATGTAAGCAACAGACCGCCCGCAACAACTGTTCCGCTACCAAGAGCACCAGCAATAGCCTTTTGTATTGCAGCCGCTATAGCTGAATCACCGCTTGCCCCTGTACCATTAAGAAAAGCATTGATGTAGCCGTTAAACTTGCTATCATCGGTATATGCTATCTCCTCGAAAGTAGCAGAACCCTTGGCAGTACACTTATAGACCTTTTTTGCCTTATAGGTAACACCGCCCTGGGTAGTGTTGGCAGCAGGGATAAATAAATCGCCTACCTCTAAGGTATTGACGTTGTTCTTCATCCATGCACCCCATACGGAATAAACGGTACGCTTTCCGTCTGCTGTCTCCTGTGCCTGTGCAGCCAATCGCAGAGCCTCGGTTACATCTTCATCAGTAAGGATAGTCCAAAGATAGACTTCCTCTTCATCGTCATACATAAAGCGATAGCCGTGACCTGTTGTCTTATCGTAATACAGGTCACCGATATGCTTATCTTTCTCATCGTCCGTAGTCCATTCATTAGCGGGTGCATTCTGCAGGGTAGGTACACCCGTCATAAACCACGTTTCGATAGCACCATCAATCTGTTTCTGCAAGTCTTGTGTGGTTGCATCGAGCATGGCTATATCGGCTTTTACCTCTGAATCATCGTAGTTGTTCTGATTATCCTTGACAAACTGCGACATTTCTCTTGTATTGGTAAAGGTAACATTCGCCTTGATGTCGAGATTGCCCGTCTGCTGATTGTACGCAATATAAGAGCCTTGTGTGTTAGGACGTGAACCAAAGCGGAAATCACCATACACATTCAAGTAAGCCCTACCCGTACCCGTGTTGTAGCCAAAACCTATCTGATTCTTCCCGTTCAACGAGAACGAATTGATGCCTTGGTAAATCTGATAGCTTGGTGTATCAGTGCCAGTCACGAACTCCACGATAGCACCTTGTCGGGTGGTGTCATTAACATTACCCAACTGAATAATATCGTCTTGTGCTGTTGGAATATCGCTTCCACTCTGATAACCTGTATAGTTTGTGCCACTAATGGTTTCAGTAGTACGATTGGATAGGTCGATATATGCCTCACCATCTTCGGTAAGCGTATTCTCGATATTCCTACCTATAACCAATCGCCAAAGGTGTTTCTGATTCAAGCCCTTTTCTTCGGGATTGTCAGATGATGTCGTTACGCTTGTGATATGGCAATAGGCTTGGTCTCCAACTACCCAATTATTTCTGACTGTATCTTCGCCATCAGAAGCACGGAAATAGCAACGGAAATAGGCTACGCTTGCAAGATTGGCTTGTGTCTGCTCTAACTCTACATTAGAAGTATTGAACCAAGCTACACGGCAAATCTTATTACCAGCAACACTTGCTATTCTATTGCCGCCTGTGTGCTGATACTCACGAATCTCTACTGAATCAAAGTAAGCCTTTACACGGGCGTAGAGAATATCGGTTACAAGCTCTACCTTTCCGTCTTGACGCATACGGAAACAACCGCCCTCGCCAAGAATATCGGGAACGAAGTTTGCACCGACCTGTAAGCCTTTGAGCATAGTGATAAAGCCAGCAGCGGTATCGTCGTTAAGTTTGGAGAGAAAAAGTTCTACACCATACTCTTTGATTATTTCTTTCACAGCGTCCACATCAATGTGGTTCGCGTCCATCCAAGCCTTGATCTTGTCGAAGTTTCGCTTCAACTTCAATCGGGCCGATAGTCCGGTATCACCATGGTCATCAACCCAAGGGGCAATATCTTCAAACTGTATACCTGTATTCTGTATTTCGTCCGCCATATCAGTCTATCGATGTTATTAGTTCGTGATTAAAGCTCATCAGCAGAGGCTGCCAAAAGTGCTTAGCCTCGCCAGCATCTTTATCTAGAAATGTGAGCATATAATTATTCAGATCATCCTCGCCGCGTTTTTCGTTCTTCACCAGCAGCGCATGTTCTACACTTACTTCGCCATGGCTCATGTGCTTCTGTGTCGAGTACGTCATAAAGCTAAAGGCAAAGGGTTGACTCTTCGCCGTTAGCTCTCGCATCTTATGAATAGCTTCGTAAACTGTCATAGTGCAAAGATAGATATAATAGGATGTATCAAAAAGGACACGCTTAGCGGCTGGCATTCTGCTCCAGACGTTCTTCCTGCTTAATCTTCTTACGCAACTCACGAACAGTCAAACTGTCGGCAGTATTACTCTCGATAGCTCGCAGTAATTGCATAACTTCATCATCCTCGCGTCTGAAAGCTATTCCTGGATCACCTAACGGATCGTCGCTATTCGTATAACCACCGCGAGCACGGCCACCACCATAAGCTTCTTCGAGCATGCGAGTAGAATTTAGCATCCGGATATCACCTATCTTCTGATGGCGATCTATCACGTCCAGCAGCGGACGTATCTCAGGATTGGCCACAGCATGATGATTGGCCACAAACTCATTCTGGTGTACAGGAATTACACCAGCCTGCTTGTGCGGATCGCCCTTAGCGGTATAGCCTTCAGAGTAACCACCCTCGTACAGTCCTGCAGCTTGATCTGCCTGCGCTTTAGCGGTAGCCAGCTGGATAGCGCCTTGCGCTGCAGCAAGCGCAGAGAGGGCAGCTGCTATCGCAGGCTGTGCCGACCATGTTTTCCACACATTGGCGATTGACTGGGCCGTAGCTGCAATAATCTGCAGCACCTGTAGTTTGAATTGTTTCTGGGCATATTTCTTTTGGATAGCGGCTTTCTCTGCCTCCATCTGTTCCTCCAGTTTAGTAGTATCCTTGCCTGCTTTCTTGGCTGCGTTAATCTGCGATTTGTAACGCTTCTCTACAGCCGACATCTCACGATTCTGCATGAGAGAGAAAAGCTGGCCTGCAGACTGCAGTAATTGATTCCCTGTATCGATAGCAGCCTGCTGAATCGCCTGGCGAGCATCTTCCTCCTGCTGGGCAATCATTGTTTTATTCTGCTGGTACTGCTGGAACGATATCAAATCCTGATCGTAGTACTGCTGATTCAGCTCAAGCATCTTATCGAAAGAAGACGCCTCGCTAAGATGGTTCTGCAGTATTGAGTTGTTTGTATTTTGATAACTCTTTATAAAATTCTCTTCTGCAGTTCTTTTTTGCTGCAACTGCTGGAGTTCCAGCTGTGCCATTTGTTTCTGGGCCGCAACGTACTCGTCCGAACCCTCCCGCATTAAATTAATGCGCTGCTGCTGGTATTTCACTTCCAGCTCCAGCTTTTTCTGGTCGTATTCTTCTTGGGTTTTTATCTCTCCCTCCAATTTCTGTCGAGACAGGGCTATCTGGTCGGCAAACTGCTGATTATCGATCTCTTTCATCTTCTCGGCTAATTCGTGCTTATGCATTTCCTCGCGGATATTAGCCTCCTTAGCTATATTGTCGAGAGCTTGGTTAGCCACCTCCATTCTTTCGCTTTCTGAGGCATGGTATTTATCACGAATACCTGCAAGCTCATTCAGATAACTACGTTCTGCAGCAACTTCTTTTAAATGCCATTCATCCTGTAAATCCTTCTTTCCTTGGTACTGTTGCTTCAGCATTATCTTTTCGCGCTCAAAGGCCTGCTTAGCCAAGGCTTCGGCCTCCTTACGCTGCTTATCTATCTTATTATTCTTACCGCCGCTCCCAGAAGGATCGTTATTATCACCGTTATCGGGATCATTGTTAGTAGAATCAGGATTTTCGCCCGAAAGAAGTATTGGACTACCACCTAGATCTTTAACACGATTTTCAAGTGTGGTTATTTTGTCGTTCGTATCAGCCAACGCTTTATCTGCTTTGTCGAGCTCGCGCTTCAGACTAGCTTCCTCACCAATACCCAACCAGCGCATAAGATTAAGCGCTGGACTATTGCCTCCCTGGAGGGTATTTGTTTGCTTTGTATTCCAATACTTATCCGACGCGGCTCGCTGGGCATCCTCTTGGTCTGCCTGGCGCGCGTACAGTTCTTCAAGTTTGCTTTGATAGGCTTTCAGCCGGATCTGTTTCTCTAACGAGATAAGATAATCATCAATAGCCTTTTTATTATCACGCGTCAACTTGCCCTCTGTATCAAGCATTCCGTTGTAATCCGGAATTATTTCTTTCAACTTATCCAGGGCTTTCTTGCGATCATCTAAGCTAACGCGTTCGTCACGCATAGCAGCATCGAGGCGCTTTATTTCTCGTGTCTGATCAGAATACTTATCAGAGGCTTCTGCGTCTACTTTGTTTAGCTCTTCGCGCAACTGTTTCGATTCGGCCAAGCGGGTTTTGTATTTATCGTAGAGCACCAACAGCGTAGTCAAGCCACCAATAACCAGTCCCCATGGCGTAGCCTTAGTAACGACATTCATAATTTTAGTGGCGTTAGCTGCTAATTTAATCGATGCGGTATAAGCGCCTATACCTAAAGTCAATCTAGATATCGTGCCTATATTGCGAGTAACAAAATCTGCTACAGACGCCAGAACCTGCAATACCGTTTTTGTAGTAACCAATCCGCCTTCAACAATTGGCATCAACTTCTGACCCAATTCCACAGAAACATCGTTTAGCGATTTTTTCGCCATCTCCAATTTTGCTGCTGCAGAACTATTTGCGTTATTAAATTCATCGATAATCGAAGTTCCTTCGTCGTAGGCCTGCTTGGCATCGCTCTGCGCTTTCTTTAACTCATCCATCTTGTTAATGAGAGAAGATATCACAGGAACAGCCTGAGTACCCTGCATCTTTAGAGATTTTAAAGCTGGTGCCAAACTATCAAAGCCGCCATTTCTCTTCAATCCCTCCAGGAACTGAAGGATAGCTGTGTTGGCGTCTGTTTTTAACAGATTCGTAAACGCCTGTACATCCAGTTTAGCTGCCTTAGCAAACTTCGCTGGATCTGTAAACATCTTGGTTATTAATTGGGCGAACACGCCGCTGGCCGTCTGGCCTTCAACACCAGCCTGACTAAGCGCTGAAGCGTAGCCCATAATATCAGTCTGCGAAATTTTAGCATTCACGGCCATACCAGCCATTGAGCTTGTAAACTCTGTAATAAATCCGGTATTAGCAGAACTGTTAGCACCCAGAACATTGATCGCGGATCCTGTGGCCAGCATGGCACCATTAAGACCTTTGGTTTTATCTTCACCAAATACCATGGTTAGTTTACCAATCTGATCAATAGCACCCTCTCCCAGATCATCACCCAAGGCGACATTAATTTTATCCGCCGCATCTACAAAGCCTACAATGTCCTTCTCAGCCGTAATTCCCAGTCTACCTGCAGCACCCGCCAGTGCATTTAGCTCTTCGCGAGCTGTTCTGGTAGTCATTACCTTAAAGGATTCGTTCATGTGCTCCACCTCAGCTTTGGTCTGACTAGTATATTTCATAACATCGGTCATTGCGTCATCCATCTTAGCAAATGACTGCACATACTGATCGGCCCAACTTATTACACGATCTTTAAGAGCTAGCAAGTTTACTAATCCAGTAGCAGCATAGCTTATATTTTGCGTAAAGGCAGTAAGCGAAGTTTTTGTTTCCGATGCAACAGATTTTAGTTCTTTCATCCGATTCTTTACTGCATCAAGCTCGCGCTTATACTCATCAAACTCTTCTGATTTAGGATTGAGGTTATTTAATACTGCTGTCAAATCTTTGGCACGCTGGCCTAATTGGGATATTGATAGCTTCGAAAGATTGGAACTACGAGTCCATTCTTTCATACGCATTTCATTTCTATGCAACTCTGCAGCTTGTTTGCTTAGTGAGCTACTTAATTTATCGTACTCTTCACGCTGCTCTTTGGTCATAGCTTTAAGGCCATTCTTAGCAAGCTTATCCATAGCACGGCGCGTCTTTTCCAACTCCCTTTGTCCATCTTTAAGATCTGACTGGAGCTGCTGCAATTGCTGTTGGTCGTAATCCGGTTTAATATTAAAACGCAGATTCACAGTATCTACTGAAATACCCATATAATAATA